CCGATACACTACACCCAATTCTGCAATTCAAAGAAGACTTCACAAACGCACAGAATCGCCCGACACCGGACGAACGCCTGCATCAAATTGCTAGCGGACCTTTTGACCCTTATGGCGGTGACGTGGCGAATTCAGCACCTCCTGAAATTCCGAGCCCCTGATGAATAGCTTAGACCGTACAGTAGCCACTATGATGTCCCGATATGGAATGCAAGGCTACGTCTCTGTGGCAATCTCAGAAGCATACGACCCTACGACATCTGAAAACGTCGTCTCCTACCAAGATTATGCTGTCAACATTCTTGTGTTTGATTACGTTCGTAAGAACGAAGGTGATAGCACAGAGCGAAATACACTCGTACAAACTGGTGACAAGCAAGTGTATGTTCAGCCTCCGCAAAAGACAGACATTGGCATTCCGCTTCCTCATCTGTCTCCTAATAGAGACTTTCTTAAAGTGGGTGACAAGATTTATAAAATCGTAACAGTAAAGCAATACAACCCTTCCATGTCTTCTGAAGGTTGTGTAGTTTATGAGCTTTACGTTCGTGAATAATAACCAAAATTAATTTAAAGGATTGAAATGGCCGCGCTTAGTGACTATCTTGAAAATAAGCTTGTAGACTTCCTTTTTCGTGGACAGACTTTTACTCCCGCAACAACATTATATGTTGCACTGTTTACCACTACTGATAACGACGCTGGAACAACCCGTGTAGAAGTATCCGGAGGCTCGTATGCTCGCGTAGCTGTACCTTCTTCTCTTGCAAATTGGGCAGGTACTCAAGGCACAGGAACAACGGCAGCATCCAGTGGCACTTCTGGAACTACATCAAATAATAACGCCATTACGTTTGCTGCACCTACTGCAAGTTGGGGCTCTGTCGCTGGTATGGGCCTTTTTGACGCAGCTACGGGCGGCAACGAATATTGCTACGGGGCTCTTACCACTCCTAAAACTATTAATAACGGAGACCCTGCCCCAAGTTTTTCTGCTGCTGCTCTTTCTGTGCAAATTGACAATTAAGGAGGTCGCATATGAAATTTGCAGACCGTCTTAAAGTATCATCCACAGGGACAAGTGCAGCAGCGCTTGCGATGGGCAGTGCTACAGCAAAATGCCGAACCCTCGCACAAGTAATTGCTTCACTTGAAATGTCTGTTGGGGACACTAATGTACCTTTCGTTGTTGAAGACTCCACCGGAAACTGGGAAAGCGGTCTTTATACAATTACAAGCAGTACGTTTATTACTCGCACACAAATTCTAAATAGCTCTAATTTAGGAAGTCCTGTAACTTTCGATGGAGGAGCTTTGACCGTATATAACGGAGTCCCGGCATCTACGATGAATATGGGTTTTGCGAACCCGCACGACCCGGGCTTTGACATCATCATATGTGCTGGACAGTCTAATATGGTTGGGCAGGATACGCCCGCTACAGCGCTAGACATTCCCGACCCTCGTGTGTTTTCGTTTGGCGGATATGCGACAGAAACCGCAACATACCAGAAGATCACTCAAGCTGTGGACCCTTTGCGATATAACTATTCACAAGCATCCCTTCCCTCTCTTGGTAATGGCTCTGGTTTAAGCCCTGCACAATGGTTTGCTAAAACTTATGCAGGTATGATTCCTTCGAATCGTAAAGTGTTGTTGGTTCCCGTTGCCAGAAGTGCAACTTACTTAGTTGCACAAACAGCCGAGTGGGCTCCGGGAGACAGCGCAACAGGTGGAGGCTTTTTATACGAAAACGCGATCTCACAAGCTAACGCCGCAGTTGTTGCAGCACAAAAAATGTACCCTAATAGCAGGGTCGTCGGGACGATTTGGTTGCAAGGAGAGAGTGACGCGTCGTGGACAATATCGCAGATAAATTATGTCGCAGCACTAAAGACATTGATCTATGGGTTCCGTACACGTATTACTGGAGCTACAAATTCTTGGTTTGTAATCATGGGAATGATTGGAGAATTTGTAGCAAACACAGCATCTGGTTCATCTCCAGCCTATAATACCATTGATCTTGCACACAGACAAGTAGCTACCGAGTTTCCTAGGTGTGCCTACACGCAAGGTATCACTGGGTATGCGTTTCCTGCAAGTACTGTTCATTATAATGCGGACGGCGCGCGAATCATGGGTTGTAACGCAGCAGGGGTTGCTCCGCAAGCTATGTTGTCAAAAGGTTCAGACACCACCGCGCCGACTGTATTACGTGCAGCAGTTTCTTCTACAGCAACAAGTATTGTAGCTGTGACATTAAGTGAACCTATCGATCCTGTTTATGCTCCGCAAGCTTCTGCTTGGACAGTAACAGGCCATACCGTCACTGCTGCCAGTGCGACAGGTAATGTGGTATATCTTACTGTGTCCACACCCTTTGTAGGAGGTGAAGCTACACGCACTGTTACATTTACGGCACCCGGTAATGGCATTCGTGATTTTGCTGGGAACCAGATGTTAACACAAAGCCCAGTTAACATTACGAACAATGCGCCAGCTAATGCAAGCGCCGTGACTCTTACAGGTCCGACATCTGGTACATATGGTCAAGCATCAACAGCCTTCACAGTGGGTGTATCTCCGGTAGGGTCGAATATCAGCGGGACAGTTGTGGTCACTCCATCAGACGGAGGTGCGGGGGGAACATTTACCCCTACAACATTGTCTCTTACAACTGCCAGCCCGAGTGGAACATTTACGTATACGCCGCCATCTGTGGCAGCAACATATACAGTTAGTGTGACGAACAATGGTTCGCTGACTAACCCGTCTTCGATTTCTTATGTAGCATCTGCACCTCAAGCAACTACTGTCACTTCTGTAACTGTTAGCCCATCGACAGCAAGTCTTTCTGGCAACGGTACGCAAACATTTACAGCCACTGTTTCTGGAACTGGATCGCCAGCGCAGACAGTTACGTGGGCTGCTACATCTGGAACTATTACGAGTGGCGGCGTGTTCACGGCTCCGTCTTCTACGGCCAGTGTTCAAACAATCACTGTCACAGCCACAAGCACTGTAGATAATACTAAGTCTGGTACAGCTACTGTTTCTGTGGCAGCATCTGCTGGAACGGACATTCGCTTTGCTGACCTGTACTCCATGACGGAAACGTCTTCTGTAGCACCTTATGCCTATAAGGAAAACGCGGGTGTCAGCTATTCTGCCTCTAACAACGGGGGTACGTCCACAGTGTCGGCAGCAGGCGACTTCACATTCACTGTCAAGGTCGGGTCTGTGTCGTCTGGACAACAAATGATTTCGTTTAAGACTGCCTCCGTTACTACGACGTACGCCAATACACTCGGTAATTTGATGGCCAAGACGGCAGGCTACAACTCGTTCGCTGGTACACTGGCTGCAACTGTCAACAACAGCACGATTATTCCTGCTGACAATGATCTTATGAGGCTTGCACGTACAGGTACGACAGTTACAGCCCAAGTGTCGAAGGATTCTGGTGCGACTTGGACTACTATCGTCACTTGGACAAGCGTAAGCAGTACGTTGTATATGCAAATTCTGTCTGCCTCCAATGGTACATTCACTGCACCGCAAGGCACAGGCTTCGCATAAGGGGGTAGTATGCCGGGATTAAATGCAATCGGCCTTGACGCTGTTGGGATGTCGGACACAACAGCGTCTACAATAGCTGCGTCTTTTTCTTGTTCGATTATGGCAACGTCTGTGGTTGGTGCGTCCCTGTTGTCAGGAATCTCACTGTCTTCAGTAATTTCTGTTGCCGCTACAGTTACAGCTAATATTGCAGGCAGTGCTGCACAACTTTCAACTAACGTGACGTCGATAGCTGCTTCTGTAGGGAGTTTATCGACAGTTATCAGCCTTAACGCAGCAATGCAAGCTGTAACATCTGTTTCAGCAAGCGGCATGACAATTTCTGCCGCATTAGGTTGTTCTATAGCAGCACAAAGTGTTGTGTTTGCCGACATCACTTCTTTACAGGTAACCCCAATGTTTACACCAAGTTTAGCAAGAACAATCAACGTACAAGCCACATCCCCTGTGTTTACAGGCGGGAAATGGTGGACTCTTTCCGACCCTAAAAAACCTCGTGCAGCTAAAGACCCTGATTCTACTATCGACATCACGTTTGACTGGTCTGTGTGGTTGGATGATATTGGCTCTGTGACAATTTCGGATGTAACGTTTACACTTAACGGTGTTAACAGCGTTGGCACATTCTCGGATGGTATTAAAACAACTGTGTTCGTATCTGGCGGTACAGCAGGAAGTGCAGCTACCGTGGCTTGCAAGATTACGACACTCACAACACCTCCGCGCACCGATGAACGTACTATATACCTAGATATCGGAGATGAATAATGCGCTCTTGCACGGTTGTAGTTGTTAATGATGCACTCAGTAAAGATGATGTTACTCATGCTGCAAAGCCTAAAGCAAATCTTCGTGCAGTGCCTCTCAACGCTGTGTCAAAGCAAATTGTGAAAGAAGTTGGGGATGTGTCTGTTGATGTGTTCTCAGTTTTTGAAACAGATACAAGCCTGCCAGCAAACTTAACAGGGATGGCTTTGTTCATCTCCCTTAAGAATACTGACGGTGTTGTTTCACAAGTTAAAGGTAAGGTAAATTCAGATATCAAGAACATCGTGCACTTCAAAACAATTGAAGGTATAGGTATTGCAAAAGGTTTTTATCAATACGACGTTGTTGTTAAGGCAGCTAACGAGTACGAGCAGAGCCTTCTATCTGGGTCGTATGTCGTGCGCTAAAATTGACAAGAATGTTGTCCAATGCTATAATTCTGATCTATAAGGAGAGCGAATGGGAAGCTTTCTAGACTCTCTAAAGTCTAACATTGAACGTGTGCAAACAGAGGTGAATGACAAAATCACTGACGTAGCATACAAGCTGTTCTACCGCGTTGTCAACAACTCCCCACACGTCGGCGATGGCCCTTATGTAGCAGGGCATTTCGTTGCCAATTGGTTTCCTGCTGTGAACATGTTTGATGCGTCTATTACAGGCGTTACGAGCAACGGAAGCGACAGTTTGGCTAGGATTGACAGCATCGTTAAGGGTTCCAAAGCATTCTATGGCAAAGATGGGTTCGTGTCAATGTCTAACAATCTTAACTATGCGTTCCGCGTGGAATATGCGGGTTGGCCTGCTGGCAAAGACCCAATTAGCGGTTGGACTTGGACAGGTATGCGCCGATACTACGCTCCGGTGTCTACGTCGCTCCTAGGTATGAAGGATGATTTACGATGAATATTCGACAAGAAGTAGAATCCGCAATCGCAGCTTTTGCAGCATCTTTAAGCCCTGCTATCACGGTGTCCTATGAGGGAGTTGCTTTCAATAAGCCTACAGGTGCTCCGTGGCTTGAAGTTGTATTTCTTAATAGTGTTACGACCAATGCTACTGTAGACGCTGCTAGAACTAGGACATACGGTACAGTGCAAATCGCGGTGTATGTACCCGACAACAAAGGCATGAAGCAGCTTGACGCACTTACTAACTCTATCGCGGCACTGTTCCCTGTAACGGATCGTGCTCGCTATAGTACATTTTTTGTGGATCAACCGCCTAACATCAGTCCTGCGATGATTGATACACAATTTAGGATGGCTGCTGTTAGGGTTAAATACCGTCAGGAAGCCTAATAACAAGATATGGCTCATGCCGTATAACAAGCATCTTTTGCAAAAGATTATTTAATATAAAGGAAATAAATATGAGCGGTTCTTCGGCTATTTCGTCGGCAACAACTTCCATCAGTATTTCGGCCACGCTGCCGGCTACCTACACTGCTACAGATTTCGCATCGCTGACATGGATTCCGATTACTGAGGTTTCCAATCTCGGCGTCTTCGGTGGCAAAACTACTGTGATCAAGCATATTCCCATCGATACTGCCACTGTCGTTAAACGTGCAGGTTCGGTGGACTATGGCACAATTTCGATGACCCTTGCTAAACACGCAGGCACTGACTACACGGCACTGCAAACCGCATTTAACTCGCGCGCTTCGGCGGCATTTAAAGTGACTTATCCCGGTTCGATGGGGGTGGATTTCTTCACTGGGATTATTACTTCGCTGCAAGTCTCGGTCGGTACGGCTGACAAGATTCTTGAACAAACTATCGATATTGAGTTGGATAACGCGATTATCAGCGG